TTATTGTGCAACAACATTTTCTCTGTTGTTTTACCAGTAGAACAACCAATGTCAACTACATTCGTATTGTCCTCAACAAAATATCTTGAGAAACTAATCACGTCACCAAGAAGATTGCTGTATCCACGAATGCTCCAATCAATATGCTCATCAAAACCTTCTTGTCTGTGAGCAAATGTAAAATCAGCCATTATATTTCTCCAACACCTTTTCATATACAGAATCGGCGATACTCTTCATCATCAAAGGTGGAACCATTCTACCACAGCGTTCGGCACGTTGATTCCATTTACCTGTAAGAATAAAATCATCAGGTAAGCTCATTATACGTTTTAGTTCACCCAATGTCAACTTTCTTGGTTCACTCCAATGAAACGCACCAGCAGTTGTATCTGCTGAACCCATTGCAGTAATGGTTGGTGCAGGTTGATATTGTGAAACTCTCTTGAGATTAAAGTGATGACCTTTGGGATGATAATCCATACCAGATAAAACTTTAGGTGGATCAATAGGCATCTTACTACCTGTCTGTTTCCAGTATGCAGTGTTGGTAAACTTATCGGTAAGATACTTTACCTCTTCATCATCGTATTCCAAACCAGCCATCACATCTTTGACTGTCATTACATTTCTGCTTGGTTCTGGAAATATTTGAGAGATATTCATAAAGTTATATCCAGCCTTTGCTGCAACATCTTCACGCACACCAATAAAGATTACACGACTTCTTGTTTGTGCAACACCATAATATCTACTGTCCAAAACTTGATGACAAACATCATAACCAATCTCTTCAAAGGTATTTAAAATCTTATTGAGATAACCTTTGGCTTCACCGATAGTCAAACCTTTTACGTTCTCTGCAACAATCACCTTTGGTTTAATATATTTAGCAACACGTAGAAACTCAAAGAACAAGTCCTCAATATTTTCTACCATCTTACCATCAGAATAATTTTTAGTTTGACCCCAACCATCAGAGTGTTTGCCTGACACCTTTTCTATGGTGATGTTTCCAAACAAATCAACGTGTTCTTCTTCATGAACATTATGTGATAGTTTACCTGCAACAGAGAATGCTGAACAAGGTGGAGAACCATCAAGAATATCAAGTTCTCCAACATCAAGACCAGTTGCATTCAGAAAGTCTTCACCAGACAGTTCTTTGATATCGCCAGGTAGAATGGTTGTATCTGGATAGTTCCATGCGTAAGTCGTTTGTGCTTCATCAACAAACTCATTCATACAAAGCACTTTACCACCAGCTAAACGATAGCCAGTAGAAGAACCACCTCCACCCGCAAAGGTGGAGATGACTTTGAACTTCTCTTGTGAAGATGCAGTGTAAACGTCTTCAAGTGTGTATGGTTTATATGTCATACTCATCAAATAAAATCCTCTAAACTGTTTACGCAGTTACACCAATTTTCAAACACCCTTCTATCACTTCTGTGACCAATTACCATCTTCATCTAAGAAAACTAATTTATTTAAATCATGCATGGACTTTAACGAGGGCACTGCGCCGTAGATATAACATCTATTTGTTTTTCTTTTTGCCTTTGAAGAAAAATGAACATCCGCAATTTGACTAATACTGTTTTTCCAATGTAGAACATTGCGGTCAAGAGTTTCAGTCCAATTTGTTGCCGTATCATACGCCCTCATGTACTGTCTATAATATATGATACGAACCTCATAGTCAGGATTTTCATATGCCCATGTGGTAGCAGCAAGAAATGCACGACGATATTCAGAAGTCTCAAATACCATGTACTTGATACCCCTACGAGTCACATTATCGTTTTCATCTTTCTGTGGGACAACCTTCTTAAAATTCATATGACCACCAGATGTAATAAATTCTTGAACCTTACTCACTGAACTCCAATAACGTTTACCAGTGACTATTTCATCATATTGTCCAATGACACGGGCAACCAATCCAGCCAAAGTTGCTGGGGTTAACTTATTATTGCGACATACTTTTGTAAGGTGTAATTCAATAGATTCCCACTTTGGTACACCATTATCATCTAGGTCAATCCAGCCACGGTCAATCGCAATATTGCAACCATGAAAAAGATCTTCAACTGAGGTGTCACCTGATGGGTCATCTTCTATATTTGCAGACTGACCAAATATGTGTAACGCATAAGCAACTTCATCTTTTGAATATCCCTCATTTGCTTCATAGATATCTACGATAATCCACTCATAACCCCACTCGTCAACAACAATAGTAAAACGTGTTTTACCGTTGATTTTATAAAGTTTTCCATTAGAACCACGAAATATCGCTATCGGTGGATATTTTAACTTAAATCCAAAAGTGTTTATTCCAGTGCGAATTTTTGCTAATTTAGGATTACCATCTACTGACCGTGCGGTGTTAACATCAGTACCACCAAGAGCAGTGGATTCCACGCTATCTGCACGAATCAAAACGCTTCGCTGGACTATTTTAATTTCTGGGGGAAGTTCGTCACCGTACAATTGAGGATAAGCACCCACACTAACGATTTCTTTATTTAACTTAGCTTGGTCTTCTGTAAAACTGCCACCATGAACAAGTTCTACATACATTGGTTTCTGATTTTTTAGTGTCATTGACATTATTTTTCTCCTTACTTAAAATTCATTGACTTTATGTCAATAGTTTAATTGAGTTTAATTAAAAACTACATATTATATATAATACTAACAAGAGAATGAGCAAAAGTGATTTAGGGTATTCATCATTATCATTCTCAAACTCTGACATAGAATACTTATGGGTATTCACAGAGAATGACGGAAAGTTATTTATCCAAAAAAGTCCTCTAAACTACCTTGTGAACCGTAACTGTCATCAATGTGCCATAATATCTTGTCTGTGATAAACTTCAACGGTTCAATAAAACTCTTCTCGAACTGTATATCATAGTCTATTTTACCCACGATGTCAAGTTCTTTTGGAATATCTGTCATAAAAGAAAAGGCTGATGACTGATAGATGTTTGGTTGTTTCATATGAAGAAAACGAATCTTGTCACCTTCCTGTATGAGAGGATACTTGCTCTGTAGTTTCTGTCTTTGCACCAGATGATTATACAATATGGCACCTTTCACATGAATGGGAGCACCTCTACCAAACAACGATGATTCACCTCTAAACTTTCTCACACCATTACAACTTCTTGGATACGCAATCTCTTTTGGGTCAAGACTCATAAACTCTTCACGAAAATCCTGTATGAAAGTATTTAGCATCTTCTCATCACCACTCATAATAATCTTGAGTGCCGACTTAATCTTCTCACGACATGGAGCCGGTGTTGATGACTTGACTGCTTCGATACCCATAATCTTTAGTTGAGGCTCTTTATACTTGACACCTTCCATGTCATGCACATTCAGAATGTATCTTTTCTTTGCAGTCCATATACCTTTGTCTGCGATTGCCTCTCTGCCCATTTCCATCTTCTGGGCATATGCATTCATGGTTTGAGCAAGAGCCTTATAAGAGTTGTCAATAAATGGTTCCAACTTCTCTTTTGCAAGTCTATCCAAGAAGGCGATAACTTTACTAGTCTCTGTTCCCTCGTCAAACAACTGGTCAACAAGTTTGTCAAAAGTGATGTATACCGAATCTGTATCAGATGCCACAACGTAATCAATTCCTTTTGTCTTAAGAATCTTGTTAAGATAAATGTTGATACTCTTTTCAATCCATCGAATAGATAACTGACCAGAAGTTGTGATTGCTGTAGCAACCATAAGATCATAATACCGAAACCAATTATTACCAATTGCACCGTAAGCAGAATTAAGTGATATCTTTTTTGCCATTTGGACATTGTTGTAACGGGATATAACTTTGAGGAGATTTTTGTCTCCAGTGTCTTCAAACTTTTGTCTAGCTTCGAGTGTAAGTTTTTTATACTTGACTCTATCATTGTACATATTTTCCATTAGTTTAGGCAAAAATCCTTTTATGTCCTTACGAAAGAATGCGCCGTTTGGAGTCATACAATATTTGGTTTTGTTCTGAGTTTTTCCTTCAAGAATCTTATCAACCATACCCTCAACAATACCATCCCCACTGTTTACCAAAGTCTCTGGAGAGATATTGTATTGCATAATAAGGTGAGGATACAAAGAGTTCAAGTCAAAAGACATAATCCATTTGTGCATACCAACTTGTGGATCTTTTACATAGGCACCTTCAAACTTTTCACTTTTCTCTGATTCCTTTTTTCTAGGAATAACAATATTTTTT